ATCACCCGGCCGATACTCGCGGACTGTCCGCCGCTCGCCCGTGCACCGGTACTCGCGGTAACCACCCACGAGCACGAGGCTGCTGCTCCACGCCCAGGGGTGTGAGTGCACCGCATCGTTAGGATCCGAGGCGACGAAATGATGGAGGAACACGGCGGGGCCGCGTTGCTTCGTGTACGGATTCCAGCCCGCCAGGAAATACCGCGTGAGATACGGTTGTCCGTGCGGCCGGATGTCCTCGGAGCGCAGCCGCTGTGCGAGTGCGACACACCAAGCCAGGGCCGTGTCCGCGGGCCATGTGACCACGGTGAGTGGATCAGTCTCCATCGGATGCGACTCTCGGTGATCGGCGTTTCGCCTCTGCGGCCGTTTTCGCCGCGTGACACGTGACGCACAAGGCTTGCGTGTTCGTCTCGACATCGAGGCCACCATCGCCGAGCGGCACGATGTGATCCCGGGTCGTGGCGACCTCGAGACCACAGGCCGCGCAGAAGGGTTGCCGTCGGAACAAGGCATTCCGCCACTGTTGCAACTGCCGGCCGCGCCTGCGGGCCACCCGGTGCGGACGCTGCCAGGCCGGGCGCCGATGTACCTGGCAGCCAGCTACACCGCACGTCGTACACGCACGCGGTGGAGCCATCGGCATTTAGTCGGACTCCTCGGCGCGCATCGGCAATCGTGGAGGATTCTCCTCGACGAGCGCCACGGCGAAGCATTCGCTATAGATCAACGCGCCATTGGCATCGATCTTCGGTTCACCATCACGCAAGGTGTCGAGCGTGAACACGCGAATACCCCAGACGATGACATCAGCCTCGTGACCGGCCATGAATGGCGGCACGAATCCGGCGACCACGAATCCACCATCACGCGTGAACAGTTTGACCGGCTGCATCAGAGGCGTCCACGCAGTACGGCCTGCTCGAGCGCCGTGAGATCCCACTGCGCCACGATGGCATAGAGCTGCCCGGCGAGATGACGCACGAGCAAGGGATCCCTCGGGGGTTTCGGCGCCCAGACCGCATCCCAGAGAATGTGATAGTTCAAGAGCGCGGCACGCGGATGCAAGTGTGGCGGCACGATCGGCACGACGGCGACCGCTTCACTCTGCCAGCCGATCCGCTCGAGCGTGCCGTTCGGCCGATAGCGTTGCGATCCGCCTTCTGGCGTCCACCGCTGTGTAAACGCCGGCAAGGTCCCAGTCGGCAAGGTGACGCGCCGCCGATGGCCGCCGCGCCAGCGGACGGCATCATCAACGAAGGTCACGCCACCATCGGCTTTCAGCGAACAGCGGCACATCCGCGCATCGGCCCGACAAATCGCCAGGCGGGGATACAGCGTGTCGTCCTGCAGACCAGCGCCCTGCATCGTCCGTCCGAGATCGAGGACCTGCTGGCCGGCGGCAATCGCCTTGTAGCCGCGCCAGAGTCCCTCGTACTCCTTGCGTTCCTCCGGCCGCGCCGCGTTGAGCACGGCATGCTTGTATTCGAGATAGGCCTTGCGGGCCTCCTGGCGGGAAATCGTCGGCGCGCCGATGCGTTCGATGTCAGCTACGGTCATCATCAGCCTCCTCGTCCTCGTCCGCTTTTTTCTGGATCTTCACTTTCACGGTCTCCTCGCCTGGTTCGAGCTGGATCTCGATGCCGTCGTGGCGATAGACCGTCTTGCCGTGTTTGTGCATCAACGCCAGCGCGGCCGTCTTGAGTTCGGCTTCCTCCTTGTTCAGCGCCATGCGGCGATCGCGCACATCGGCGTAGGCCGCGGCGATGTCCTCGAGCGGCTTGATGACGCGATCGTCCAGGCCGGGCAGATTCGCGGAGCGGGGTTGTCGGGCCATTCAGTTCGTCTCCTTCTCGCGGAAGCATCCGCAGATCCAGTCGGCGGCCGTCAACGCCGCATACATCGACAGGACGAGCACAATGAGCACCACGCTTTCGGCACGGCCAGGCAGTCGGGATCGGCGGAGGATCATGGCGAATCTCATGGTCGCTTTGAGAACACCACGCGTGGATGCAACGGAATCTGGGCATCACTCGGCACTTCATCGAACGTCGCACTTTCAACGAGTAGTTGGACAATCCCGCTGCGTTCCTCCACTCCTGCGGAGAGATAGCACGTATCTTCGGGAAGAGGGTTCTCCATCACCATCACCGCATCACAGCCATGTTTCATCATCTCGATGAAAATCTCCGGCGTAATTAATACCCGCCGCACTCGTCGCAGACTCATTCGGCCTCCTCGATGGTGATGCCCTCAGCCCGTGGCCCCTTCGGCGCGTCGACGCTGGTGAACTGCACGCGGAGGCCGTGGCGGAGCAAAGCGAATGCTTCACGGACCTCGAGGCCCGACCGATGAAAGAAGTACTCGACGCCCTTGCTGTCGACGATGAACCCGTAGCCCTTCTCGTGGTTGACGTTCTTGATCGTGCCGGTCATCGCGCCGCCTCCTGTCCGAGATCGATCCACCGTATGAGATAGCGCGCCTGTTCCTGCGTGCGGTTCAGGATCAGGCCTTCGGCCAGGGCCGCCGCTTCGATCTCGGAGACGAGCAGGTAGTAATGGGTTCCCGCCACCGCGGGCATCCACGGTTCGGCGTCCGGTGGGCGTCTCGAGGCGGCGACGCGCGCCGCGAGTCGCGCCGCTATCGTGGTCCGTGGCATGGTGCCTCATGGGAATCCTTATCGTTGAAGTGCTGATCGTGAAACGTGACCGCGTGATCAATCGCTTGCCGCGTGAGAAAGGCGTCAACGTCGGCCGTCGTGTCGTCGACCACAGAGACGCGCCAGCCGCACGCGCCACAGGTCGCATAGCCGCGGATCCGGCCGGGCCCATTGGCCTCGAACGTGAGCCGATACTCCGTGCTCATCGGCGATCGTCCGTGCCGAAAAACGGGAGCGGCACATCCCAGAAGGCCGGCGCCAGGCCGTCGCAGCGTTCGACGCGCACGTCCACGTGCGGCACCTCGGCGGCCTCGGCATACAGTTTCGCCGCGAGCAGTTCGACGATCTGCGCATCGTCGCGAAAGACGACCTGCGAGAGCGCGTCCTGAATCGCGCGCACGCACTTATCGAGATCCGGCGTCTTGATGTGTGAGCGGACCGTCCGCGCCAACGATTTCGGCCGCGGCAGGTAGAACGCGACCGTCAAGCGCACGGCGCCGAGGAGCACGGACTGTTCGACGGGCGGCAGGCCGGCGATCGCCCGGTTCGCCGCCTCGGCCACGAGCTGCTGCCAGCCTTTGAGGTTCTTGTTCGCGTCGGTGATGATCGGCCGGGTCCAGCCCTTCGGCGTAAAGGCGCGTTTGCTGCCGGCCTGCTGCGCCACGCCGTTGATCCGAAATTCCAGAGCGGTCATTCGTCACCGGCCTGGCGGCGCCGCCAATCGAGCGGCAGGACATCGTTGCCGATCGTACGGATGGACATGAACGGCGTCAGCGGCACGGGCGCGAGTGGCACGAGCTCGGGCAGATCGGGCGGGGCCGCGCCTTCGCAACATTCGCCGCGGACCTTTTCAATCTTGCCGATCGTGAACACCAGCACCGGCGCGCCGAGCTCGAGGACGCGGCCACAACGGCCACAGCGTCGGGGATACTTCACGCGTTCCCACGTCACCATGACTCGTCCGCCTCTTCGCGGAGCCGCGCCTCGATGGCGTGCTGATGTCGCAGGTACCAGCAGATCCGCTCGATGCAATCCTCGAGATCGTCCGCGCAGCGGCGGGCGTGCGGGCAGCAATCGGCCCGCCCTGGCGTGTGGCGGCAGTGGCGTTGCCGCATCGCCAGGGCCTTCTCCACTTCCTCCGCGGTGAACGCGGGGGCCAACGGGTCGTAGTCGCCGACGAGGTTATAGGCGCCCACGGAGTTTCTCCCTCCGGTATTTCTTCTTGTTAGCCGCGAGGACCTGCTGGACCGTGCTGCGTTTGGTACTAGTAGCTAGGGCATTTGTTCTTGACTCCGACTCCGGATCAAGACTCCGGATACAAGACTCCGACTCCGGATCAAGACGTTTTGGCACCGTGGCGGCACCGTTCCCCTCCGGTGCTCGCACGGTGCTCGCATGGTGCGTGTCTGGTGCAGGCTTCTTCGGCGGAGGGGGAATGACACTCGACGGCTCGTTCACATGCGGGTGTTGGTGCTTCGGGAACGTCGTGATCGCAATGTACGTGTCGCCGTTGACGGTGTAGCGCACGATGAAGCCGTGCGCCGCGAGCGTGATCAGCAGCTGGTCCACATCGACGTCGTCGTACGGGAACAGCTCGGCTTTGATCCGCTTCGGCCGATCCTCCAATCGGCCACTGCGATCGGCGAGCAGCCAGAGGCCCTCGTAACACAGCCGCACGGCGAACGCCGCCGCGGGCATCGGCGCCGCCGTCTCGGGCGGGCGGAGTTCCGCGAGTCCCTCATTTTTGAAAAATCCCGGTTTCAGCATCCGTGCCCGTGCCATCTCGCTGCCCTTCAGCTCATTGGGTTACGTGTTCAACTGGACGACGTCGAGATACCGGTCCGCCGGCGCCAGGTGGCGGCGTCAGGACACGTCGCAAAATGCGTCGTTGTGGTCGTGGAATCGAGGACCTGTACTTCGCGCTCGGGCCCATACAGCGGCGGTTGGATCCGCACCGGGTCGATCGGCGGATTGAACGGCATCGCTCGCCCACTCTTGACCACGGTGGCCCACTCGATCGGCGCGCCGCAGCTCCGACAGACGCCCGGCCGGCGCGTGTCCGCATAGACCTCGATCAGCATCGGCGCCTCCGTTCACAGCCGGGCGGCACGCCGAACAGTTGCCAGCCCGGGGACTCCCGGCCGCAGACCGTGCACCTCAGATAGATCCGTGAGGGCGTATCACGCTGTTCCCAGACATGGCGGCCGCGGCAGGGCGTCGTCGCGACCCAGTACACGCGCAGGCAGATTGCGAAGGCGATGACGGAGTACGCCGCCAGGATGAACAGGAGCATCCACATCATCGATCCGCCTTCGGCGCCGGCGGATCGAACCAGCGCCAGCACCAGCGACACTGCCACTGCGGCGGGACGGCCTCGTCGTCGAGAAACGCCGCCATACTGCCCGTAGGAGCACCTTTTGTCCGTTCGTGATGGCCGCCTTTCCAGCCGGGACACCAACTGCCCCACGATCGCGGATCGGCGTCGAGCTTCACCGCGGCTTCGCCTGGCCGTTCGTTCTGCCGGCGATCACGCTCGAACGCATCCTGCGCCCGGTTCCGCTCGTCGCGGCGGCTCATTTGCTCGCGTCCCGTTGCGCGAGGAGCTCGGCGCGGGCGGCCTGCAGGGCGGCAATCTTGTCGTCGAGCGCCTTGATGGCCTTGTCGAGAATCGTCAGACGTTTGCTCATAGCCGCGTGATCTCCAAGGTGAAACGGCCCTTCGGATCGGTGATCGTGTATTGCTTCTTGAGATCAGCCGGCAGATCCACCCGCGATTGTTTGCCCCACTTGCCGACGACCTGAAACGGCCCGACGATGCCGGCCTCGACGCCGCGGAGGCGGGCCTTGACGTCCTTGTCGATCGCGTCGTACTCGTCCGCCGCGGCCTTGAGCGTTTCGCGCTTCTCGAGCGCGGCCTCGAGGTCGGGATCACTGAGCACGGTGGCGCCGACGGCGGACAGGGGCGGATTGCACGTATGGCCGTACCACGCGCAGACCCGACACTCGCCGGGATCGTCCGTCAGGAAATCCGGCAGCGTCCCCGCCGCGACGTGGTCGAGCGCTCGCTCGGCCCGCAGGAGAAAATCCTCCATCCGATCGAGATGCCGCTCGAGCTCCACGGGCAACAGGCGCGGAATGCCCGACCGGTCGAGGAGCAGGAACCCGAACGGCTGGCCGGCGCCGTAGAGATACGCCAGGAGCTGATAGCCGCCGCCCCGCGTCCAGGGATTGCCGAACAGATCGTCAAAGGTCTCGATCCGATCGACCATCATCGGCGACCAGGCCTTGACCTCGAGCGGCGCCGTGACGCCGTCCACGCGCAATTGGGCATCGACCTTGCCGACGATCGCCGCCCGGCCTTTGTGGTCCTTGAGCGTGAAGCGTTCCTGTTGCCCGATGACGGTGAAGGGGGGTTCGGCATCGCGGCCGATGCGCGTCAGGTCGGCGAGGAGATCGCGCTCGCGATCATCGCCGCGGCGGAACTTCGCGAGGACTTCCGGCGGCCAGGGCGGCAGGCGTTCGGGCTGGGTGAGCTCGTAGACCATCCGCCGTTCGCAGACGCGCCAGGCGCTCGCATACACGTAGGCGTGTGGCGTCTGCGGCCGGCTCGTCGCGGCCAGGTACCCGGCCCAATTCGCGCTGATCAGATCCGCGATCGCGTCGGGGGTCATCGGCTACCCCTCCGCGCCGGGTTCCCGTTCTTTCTTGCCGAACACTTCGTCAGCCGTCGGTGGGCCCGAGACACTCGCGGCCGGCCATGTGCCATCAAGGGCGACCGACTTCGCGGGCGATGCGCTCGAGGCCGGGGCTGCGGCCGCCTTGGCCTGCTGCTCGGCGACCCACTTGTCAGCATTGACGATGAACTTTTGCTGCGGATGTTTGTTGTAGTTCGGACAGCCATAGAAGGCGGCGCGGCCATCCTTCGCCGGCCGATAGACGCCTTTCGCCTGGCAATGCGGACAGACCGGCGGATCGACGGCCGGCGCTTTGCTCGAGGCGCCGCCGAGGCGTTCATCACGCGTGCCGAATCCGCGGCCGCGGCGACAGTCCTCGATCCGTTTCGGCGTCCCTTCCCATGCGCGGATCAGATCCTCGGCCGGGACGCTCTTCATGCCGGCGAGCTCGCGGGTGATGTTGCCGTCCAGATTCGCTCGTGCGGCCTTGCGGACCGCGAGATCGAGATCGAGGCCGTGCTTGTCGCGGCAGAAATCATCCGTCGACGAGCGGCCGCCTTCGACGGCCTCGAGCGTCTGGCCGGTGAGCTTGCAGCGACCCGAGCCGCCGATGATGTAGTGGAACACGGCCGGGTCGGTGCCCGTGACCTTCTCGGGCGGCGTGACGCCGAACACCTCGATCCCCCACAGGTCGCGCACGCGATCGGCGCCACAGTCCTGCAGGTACCCGACGACCTGGCCGCCCTGTTCATCGGGTGACTTGAACAACAACCAATCGGGCGGACTCGTGGCGCGGATCGCCGCCGAGCGCAGCGTCGTGATGACCTGCACGCGAGCCTCGATGATCTCGAGGGCCGCGCCTTTGAGCGCGGCGAGCTCGCCGACGGTCACCGGGATGGCCGGCTGGCGCAACGCGAGCGCGGTCTCGGTGTCGGGCGGGTCCATGTCGATCGTGTCGGGCGTAGTCATAACCATCTGCCCTTTCGAGGAGGAACGCGGAGTTAGGCGTGATGCCGGGAGCGGCCGAAGGTGGGCGCGACGGTCTCGCCCTGCAGCCACCGCGTAATCAGAACGCCGGAATAACACTTCGGCCCGAGGGCCGGGCGAACTTTGAACTGGTCGAAGGCGCCGGCTTTCGCGAGGACATGGAATCGAGATTTCTTGATCTGCAGGATGGCCGCGAATTCGGTCGGACCGAGGAGCGCGCCGGTTTGCGCGTGCGCCCGGGCGGTCTCCGCCGAGAGGATCACGCCGTCCGGTTTCATACGGCCTCGCCGCCGGCTGCCGCCGCCGCCAGGGCGCGATCGCGGCGCAGCTTCTTCCGCGCCCGTTCCACTTGGAGCTGGGTCGGCGTCATCGCCGGCCAGGCGATCGTCGAGGGCCGCACCTCGAGCACCCGGGCGATCGCGTCCCGTTACCGCTGGCGCAGCGGGGCGCCTTCGCCATGCTCAATCTGCCAAAAGCGGGTCTGGGTCAGGCCGGCGCGTGCCGCCAGGCCATGCTGGGTGAGATCCCGGGCGGCGCGGAGCACCCGGAGCGTCTGAGGAATTCTCGCCATACCGGCCGATCATTATTCCAACTGGTTCGTGCTTGCAATAGGATAAAATATCCAAATGGAAAAGCGACGCGCCCGGCTGAAGCATTCGCCCTACGATCGGAAACGGATGGCCGCCCAGCACCCGATTGATGCCGAGATCCGCGAGCGGCTCCGCAAGATCGCACCCCATCAAGTTGAGCTCGCGAAGCGGTTGGGCCGCAGTCCAGGCTGGGTGAACAAGTACATCAATGGCGCGGGTCACGCCACGATCGACGATGTGATCAGAATCGCCGCGGTTTTGATCGGCGTCGACGCGCTCCACTTGACGGAGATGGAACTGCGGTTGCTCCGCGGGTGGCGGCGCCTGCCCGTCCACCGGCAGGAGGATGTCGTGGATCTGGTGGCGGCGTATGCCAGTCGGAAGCGCCGACGATCAGGCGGGCGATCGGGCGGTACAGCTCGGGGTCCAAGCAACAAAGAGCCTGGTACACGATAAGCCGCGGCGGGACGGACACGGGAGCACCTCCGTTCGGACGCGTCCTTTACCCTACGACTCCCCGCTTTTTTATTCAATTGGAAATAGCGGGATGTGACTCAACGATTGCGCAATATGTGGGACCCGACACGAACAGCTCAGGCTGACATCTGACAGCAGACAGGAGAGAGGAACGACACGATGAGTCTCTATCGCGAGCAACACGCCGACGGCACATTCAAAACGGGCATCTGGATGTATCAGGTGTACGTCAACGGCACGCGGGTCCGCCGCAGCACCGGGACGACGAACGAGCAGAAGGCCAAGCGGATCGAAGCGGCCGCCAAGACGGATACCGATCGGGGCGCGCCGACCGCCGCCGCCGTCGGTAAGTTGCGCTGGACGCAGGCCGAGGACGGCATCCTCGCCGACTACGCCAACAACGAGTTCGACTCACTCGAGGATCTGCAGGGCCGCCTCGATAATCATCTGACGCCGTTCTTCGGCAAGCGGACGCGGATGACCGCGATCGGCACCGCCCGGATCAATGCCTACATCAAGCACCGGCGGGCGGCTGAGGCCGCCAACGGCACGATCAACCGCGAGCTCGCCGTCCTCAAACGGATGTTCACGCTCGCCGTCCAGGCCGGCCAGTTGATCTACGCCCCGTATATTCCGTCGCTGAAGGAACACAACGTGCGGAAGGGGTTCTTCGAGTACGAGCAGTTTCTCGCCGTGCGGCGGCATCTGCCCGTCGCGCTGCAAGGCGTCGCGACCGTGGCCTACATCACGGGCTGGCGCGTCGACAGCGAGATCCTGATCCACCAATGGGCGCGGCACGTGGACTTCGCCGGCAACGAGCTCCGCCTGGAGGCGGACGAGGCCAAGAGCGACGAGCCGCGCACCTTCCCGATGACGGAGGAATTGCGCGCCGTCTACGTGGCGCAGGATGCGGCCCGGCAGGTGCTGAAGGACCGCGGCCAGATTTGTCCGTGGGTGTTCTTTCGGATGGTCGCGAAGGGTCGCCGCGGGCTCTCCCCGAAGCACGCCGCTCATGCGGCCATCGTGCCGACGCCGCAGCCGATCAAGCGGTTCGACAAGGCGTGGGCGACGGCCTGCAAGGCGGCGGGCTGTCCCGGCATGCTGCGGCACGATTTCCGGCGCACGGCGATCCGCAACATGGTCCGGCGCGGCATCCCCGAGCGCGTCGCCATGCAGCTCTGCGGGCACAAGACGCGGTCCGTCTTTGACCGCTACAACATCGTGAGTCCGGCGGACCTGCAGGCGGCGCGGACGCAGTTGGAGGACGTGGCCGGGGGCGGTGTCAATCCGCTGACAGCCAGTAAAACAGCCAGTTTGGCGGATCTGACGAGTCCCGCCGCGAGCAAACTCGCGAAAACCTTAAGGAAATTTGGAGGCGCCGCCCGGATTTGAACCGGGGGTGGAGGTTTTGCAGTCCGACCGCCCCTGATTTCCCCTCACTCGAAAATGGGCCACAATCCCGCGATTTGCTCAGAAAACTCTAGCATTTCGCGGGATTCTTTCTTCCAGTCCTTTACGCTGTAAGTCGTTGATTTCCGCTTCCGTCCAGCCAGTTACCAGCCAGTAAATAGCCAGCAAGGGCTGTAAGTGAATTTAGGATCGGTCGGCGGCGGGCCCCGAGACGGCCGTCAGGACTGACTAGGCGCCCCCAGAATCAACGCGGACCGGCCAGGCCGGCTCTCCTCCTGCCTGGCGGGCCGGCCTTCCTGACGGCCGCAGAGCGGGCCGTCCCAGGCCGCCCCCGCCTCTTCTCACTCTCGTAGTTACAAAATACTTGACACGGCTGGCGCTTGTAGTTACAATTTACTAAATGGCGATGGAGTTCGACCCCGTCAAGGATGCCCGCAACCGGGAGAAGCACGGCATCAGCTTGGCGCGGGTCGACGAGCTGACCGATCGGATCGCGATCTACTCGCCGCGGCACGGGGAGGATCGCTGGGCCGTGATCGGGCGGCTCGACGGCCAGCTCTACACCGCCATCATTACCCGACGTGGCGCGAATACGCGCGCCATCAGTCTGCGCCGCGCCAGACGGCGCGAGGAACAAGACCATGCCCATGCGACAGCGAAATGACGACGACACGTATACCCCTGAAGAGATCACGCACGCCGTGCGCGCCGCTGACGGCCCCGAGGGCTTGCTGGCGGCGATGGCCGAGTCGAAACGGCGCGGCCGTGGCCGACAGAAGGCGCCGACCAAGCTGCTGATCACCCTGCGTCTGGATCGCGACGCGGTCGCCCGCTATCGCGCCACCGGGAAAGGCTGGCAGTCCCGCATCAGTGAGGACGTGCACAAGGCGTCGCTGCGGCGGCGGCGCGCGCCGGCCACGCGCACCAAGCGCCAGGGCGTCCGGTAATGGAGGGTCACCCGATGCCCGAATCCGAGACGTCCATCCTGCGTATCGTGCTGATGGTCGTGGGCGTGCTGGCGATCCTCCCGCTCACGCTGACGTTCGGGATCTACGGCTTCCTCGGCGCGCTGTTCTTCCTGCTGCTCGCCGCCTTTGCCAAATGACCTCCCGGGTCCTACTTGCCGCCGGGCAGGATGCGGATCAGCTCGAGGACGGCCAGGAGCAGGACAGCGACCCAGAGCGGCGCCTTCCCGGCCGCCGCCGCGATCGTCACGAGGAACGCCGCGAGCGCCAGGACGACGAGGACGTTGAGCAGGCTCACCATGAGACGGCCTCCTGAGTCACGGGATACAGACCTCCGACGCCACGGCAATCGCCTGGACCGGCTGGCGACTGCACTTGAACACCACGAAGCACGCCGTCGTGCGCGTGTCCCGCACGACCTCGATGCGGCAGTACTCCGAGCGCTGCTCGTAGACCGCGACGAACCGCGGGACCGCGGGCGCAATCGACGCGCACCCGCCGGCCAGCAGCGCGACCAGGGCGCAGACCTTCATGCCGGATAGTCCGTCGCCCCGACATCCTGCGGCGTGAGCTCGATGATCGCGTCGGGCATGGCGTCCTGCCAGGCCTTCACGCCGGAGCCGCCGCCGTCGATCTTCATGCCGTACTCGCTCGGCGAGCACTTCATGTTTTTCAACACGAGGTTGGTCGGCATCGGCGGCGGGATCAGGTACATCGACGTGCCGAGGTACGTGGCCTCGATCGTGATGTTCTGCAGCGTCAGCGCGTCGGGCCCGCCGAGGAGGCAGATGCCGCGAGCATCCCCGCCGTACGTGCCCGGGTCGATGTCGGAGAACATCACTTCATCGAGCACGACATCGGTCATCGGCACGGATTCCTGGCCGTCGTCGCGGCCGAGGATCTTGAGGCCGGCGCCGCCGTGCCGGCAGTGACAGTGGCTGATCTTGACGTGCTGGATCGTCGTCCACGGCGCGGTGCCGTCCTGATTCCGCGTCGATAGCAGGATCAGGTACGCGCCCTGGCCTTCGGCCGTGCCGCCGTACTCGAGGATGCAGTTGTCCATCTCGAACCCGACACAGCATTTCAGTTCGAGCGCGTTCTTGATCTGCGCGCCTCGCGCATACCACTCGGGGTTTTTCGTGAGCGTGCAGTCCGTGATCCTGATGTTGGTCGGCATCCGCTCGGGACTCGTCGCGTCGGCGCCGCCGAACATGACCACCTCGCCGGCGCCCTCGAGATAACAGTCGTCGATGACGACATCCCGCGTGCCGTCCCAGCCGCTGATCGCCTGCGTGTCGCGGCCGATGTCGAAGATGTTGTCCACGTGGCACTGCGTGATGAACGCGCCGGCCCCGTTCAGCATGATGCCCCGGTGCGCGCCGAACCCCGGATCGCCGAGCAGACTGCAGCGGTCGATCGTGACGTGCGCGCCGGTCACCGCCACGAGCTGCCGGTTCTGATGCGCCGTCTTGACGGTCAGGCCGCGGAGCGTGACGGCCTCGCCCTCGACGGTGATCGCGTCCTCATCCGTCCCGCCCTGGATGACGACGCCGGTCCCGGCGGCCGTCGCCCGGCCTGGCGGAATGACGGCGGCGGTGAGCGTCACCGGTTGCCGCAGGACCAGGCTCCCGGTATACGTGCCGGCCTCGAGAATGAACACGCTTTCAGCCGCGGCCGCATCGAGGAGCGGTTGTAGCGGCGTGCCGGCCGTCACCGGGATTCCGATGATCGGCTCCGGTGGCTCGGGCGGCGTACTGCCCTGCAAGGCCTCGAGCGCGAGATCGAGTATGTCCTTGGCGTCGTGGATGTAGCCGATCGCCGCGTCGATGTCAGAGGCGTGCTTGCGGCGTGGATAGCGTGGTGTCATGGGTGTCCCTCAGAGCTCCGTGCGCTGGATCTGGCCCGGCTATTTGCAGGCAACGCCAGATTTCGTGACTGGCGCGGCGTCATCATCTTTCCTACGATCCCGCCGTGTCGCGCCGGATTGATCTTGCCGGTCGCCGCTTCGGGCGGCTCGTCGTGGTCAAATGTCATACGCCGTCGCGCGGCGGGCGGCTTTCGTGGCAATGTCGGTGCGACTGCGGCGCGACAATCATCGCCGCCGGGCAGGAACTGCGGCGAGGTGAGACACAGAGTTGTAGCTGCTTGCACGACGAGTTGCTCGCGGCGCGCCACCGCAGCCACGGTGAGGCGCTGAAGGATCCGAGCGACCGCACGCCAGAGTATCGGGCGTGGCAGGAAATGAAACGCCGCTGCTTGAACCCGTGGCGACCGGACTACGACAACTACGGCGGGCGCGGTATTCGCATCGCCGACGAATGGCTGCATGACTTCACGGCATTCCTGCGAGCGGTCGGGCGGCGTCCCTCGTCCGAGCACTCGCTGGATCGCATCGATGCTGACGGGAATTACGAACCCGGCAACGTCCGATGGGCGACAGCAGAAGAGCAACGACAGAATCAACGTGTGCCGACGCTCACGCTCGCTGGGCGCACGTTCGGCAGGTTGACCGTGATCGCCCTCGCAAGCGTGAAGCCGTGGCCGCGATGGCGCTGTCGCTGCGAGTGCGGGCGCGAAGTCGTCGTCGCGGGCGGGCATCTTACGAGCGCCCATACCACGAGTTGCGGATGCCGCAAGCGTGAGCGTCCACACGACGCGCTCGGTCGGTTCTCATAGCCGACTCCCGTCTACTCGCCTCGCGCCATTGCCATAGCCCCAACATTTCGCATCGGTGTGCTTCACATCGTCGATGGTGCACGCGGACACGTAGCCGCGGACGTTGGCATCCTCCGGCGTGACGCTGACGGTGCTGTAGACCGGATTGCCGGCGGCATCGACGGCGTCGTCCACCTGCACCTGCACGGTGTCGCTATCCCACATCCAGAAGGCGAGGTCCTCCTCCATCCGCAACTTGAAATCGTTGCCGCGCTGGCCGAACTGGTAGAGCGTATCGACCATGCGCGCCTGGAGCATCTGCGGCGACCAGTGCGGCCCCATCGTCTGGTAATCGAGGCCGTCCACGCCACCGCCGGCCAGGTCGTCGTACCAGCCGAAGCGTCCGCGTTCGTCGCCGTCCGCAAACCAACTGGTGTAGTGCGGGGAAAAGTGTTCCCAACTGCTGATGCCGTGCGCGTGCGCCAGGCCGCCGAGATGCCGCAGGGATTCGATGAGCGGCTGGCCCGGCGTGTTCCACAAATTCAACTCCCAGCCGAGCGAGACTTCGTCCACGAGCTTCGCGGCCACGAGCCGCTCGAATACGGGATCGACGAAGTCCGCCCACTGCTGCGGCGACATGCCGGCGGGCTGGAAATCTTTCGAGCCGAACCGCACGTGCAGGTACTTGACGTACTTCTTCACGAGCGCGCACGTCTCGAGGAACTGCTCGAGCGTCTGGCCTGAGCCGGGCGTCTTGCCGGGATTGTCGACCGGCCCGACGGCATCGGCATACGACAACAGAAAATGCGTGTACCCATACCCGGCGTACTTGGTGAGGTACTGCTGCTGAAAGTCGAGCGCGTACTTCGGCAGGAACCAACTAAAGATCCGTTCGTACTTCCGCCCCATGCCGGGGACCATCGGCGCCCCCTCCATCTCCACGCCCCAGAAATCGCCGCGCAGGTAATCGCGATCCGGCGGCGGCGTCCAGGGGAGCGCGGTGTAGTAATTGACCGGCGGCGGGAACGGTGGCAAAGGCCCCCGGACGATCACCGGGATCGTGGGGGCCCGCTTAAAACTTGGTTTGAGCGTGGCGACGATGTTGATCGTCTGATCGTGGAACGTCACTTGCGGATTCGCGCCCGTCGTCCAGGGCGCATAGCCGTCGGCGATGATCGAGACGTCGCCGATCCACGGTGGATCCTTCGGGGGGCCGTGATAGAAGTTCGCCGGATTGGTACTGCGGACGGTCCCGGAGAGGCCGGCATCGATCCGAATGACGAGCGGCCGGGTGATGAGGGCGCCGGCCTCGTCGAGCGCAGTGACATTCAATTCGACGGGCGGCGGGTTGGTCGGTCGGGTCATGGCGGCGGTCCTTTCCCGCTTACGCACTGGGGTTGATGTTCAGGAGTTTCAGCAGGACCGGGAGATCGATCGTCCCGGTCACCTTCACGCCCATCGTGTTCAGGCCGGCCACGATCTGATTCACTTTCTCGAGCGTGGCGAGCACGTCGGCAAGGTTCGTCGGCATGGGTTACTCCCCTGTCTTTCCGAGGCAGACGTTGCGTTCTTCGTTGCTGCGGGCGACGACCAGGCAGACGCGCCGCATCAGCCGGTCAATTCGCGCCGCGATGTCGTCGTAGTGTTCGCGGTTGTCTTTCGTGTCTGCCCGAATCGCCGCGTGATCATCGTGGAGGTCGTTTCCGAGCTCCTTGAGCCCGGCGATCATTTGTCCCTGGAGTTGCTGCGTTTGCTCCACGCGAGCCATCCGCTCCGACATCTGCGTCGTGAGCACGTAGACGAGGAACAGGGCGATCACGCTCGGCACGCCGAGAAACACCGCCGCCCGCAGCCAGGACGGCAGGCCCTGCACGTCGACCGGGATCGGCTCCATCGCCATCAGAACGATCCGACGCCCCACAGCCGGCGGACGAACGTGCGGAAATCCTTCGCGGCCGCCAGCGGTTCGGCGCCGGCCCAGATGCGCCCGAGCTGCGCCAGGTCTGAGATCGCGGTTTTGAGTGAGGCGACGTCGTCGGGCGTGTAGCCGAGGCCTTCGAGCGTCGCCTGGTCGGTGGCGTCCAGATACCCTTGCAGCGTGGCGGTATCTTGGAAATTGTTCTGGAACGATCGCGCCAGGTCGCCGGCGCGGGCATCGATCTCGGTTTTGGTGACGGGCAGGCCGACAGGCATACGGGACTCCTTGGTTAGAACGGAATGACCAGTTGTCCAATGACATAGAGCGAGGTATCGGCGACAAATGGCGTCCCGCCGATGTCGCGGAGGAGGCGAATATTCGGACTCCCGGCTTCGGTCAACATCACGCCCATCCCGGTTTGAGCCGATCCGTAGAAATGAAACGTGGTGCCGGTGTTGCGGGGGGGCGACGCCGCCGGGAGGCCGGCCGGCAAGACGATCCCGAGAGCGACGTTGGAACCCGTCAAGTTGGACGCAGAGATAAAGAACTGGACGAGCACCGTATAGGGCGTGAGCTTGAGCCAACAGTACGAACCCTGATTCCCGGCGGTGACGGTCCACACGCCGGTTCCTTGGACCACCTTGAAATTGGTGGCGGCATACGGGACATTGCTCCACGGCCCGGCGTTGATTAGCCCGATCGCGTTCGCGTTGTTCGTGATGAGCGTGTCTTGCGCGGCGTCTTTCGTCGTGCCGTCGTCCACATCAGCGAGGGCCACGTCGATCGGGTCGAGGAGGACGCTCTTGATCGCAGCCTTGTCCCACAGCGAGCCGTCGAGGTTGTTGCCGGAATCGTCGATCAGCGCATTCCAGGGAGCGCGGTTGATGAGGATCGGGGCCATGTGCGAATCCTTAGCTCGTCACGTCGAGGTTGGCGCCGAGCCGGCGCAGGATATCTTCGAGGGAGAACCGGACGGACGAGGCCGTCACCGTGAACCGGGGATTGAGCCGCGGCGCGAAGTTGATCTCGGTGATCGTGACCTCTTGGATCGTCAGCGTCGCATTGATGGCTGGCGAGGCCAGGTTGAACGTGATCGGCTTGCCGCTCTTGGTTTTCGGATCGCGGGTCGCATACGGCACCGTCTGAATCGGCTGCGCATACTGCGCGAGGTCCGCGTCGCAGAGCTGCGTCAAGGAGGTCTCGCCGCGGCGTTCGTCGGTGATCAGATGTTCGATGATGCCGTCCGAGTGGTCGATCGCCGCGAGCTGCGCCTGGGCGCCGAGGTCATCGCGCTGCACCCACAGATTGATCGGCGCGCCTTTGATGAGGGCGCGGAGCAGGCCGGTCACGCCGAGGAGCGCGGCCGCGGCGGTGACGGTGGAGTTATAGGACACGGTCGCGGTAATGGCGCCGGGGCCCGTGGGCGGAATCCCGGTGAGCGTGTTCCCGCTGATCGCGGTGTACCGGATCGTTTGCTGGCCGTTGCCGATAATCGCCCAGCCGCCACCGGGCGAGGCCCAGCCGGCGCCGGCCACGATGAGCGTCGGACTCCCCGCGATGACCATCCCGTTCGGTTGCGTAATCCCCGAGGTGTCGCCGGTCGGCGCATTGGCGCCGAGGTTCGCGTCGAGGAGGGCATCGAGGTACGTGGTCGTGACGTTGTCGGCGATCGTCGCCACGAGTTTGAGCTGCGAGGCGCCGGCTGGCGTCCGGTAGATTTTGCGGCCAGTGACGGCGGCGGCGCCGATCGCCAGGCCGGCGAGCTGGACCTGCGCGGCCGTCGCGGTGTTCGTGGTCGGCACGTTGGCGCCGAGGGCGCTATCGGGCGTGGCGTCGGTATAGGTCGCCGTCGTGTTGTCGTTGATCGTGCCGGCGAGCTTCAATTGACCGGCGCCGGCCGCCGTCCGATAAATCTTGCGGGCAGTGACGCCGGCCGGGCCCAGCGGAATCGCGGAGAGGAGCGCGGAGCCGACGATCCCATTACTGCCGGTCAACTGCGCGTACGGCGAGATCGACCCGCTGACATAGCTTGAGTACCACGAACTGGAGCCGGGCTGATTTACGACGCCGAGCGCCCCATTGGTGATGAGAATTTTGAGGGGCGCGCCGTTCAGTGAGATCCACGTGTGCACGACTTTGACGTTCGGGTCCTGGCTCATCGGGATGTAGTACCCGAACCCCTTCCCGTAGCCGGGCGAATATTGCGGAATCGTCCAATGGTTCGAGGCATTCGAGATGCCGCTTTCGTTCAGGCCGTTCGCGGGCGGGATGGCCGTTTTGTCCGGGTTCGTCGAGTAGGAAAACCACAAGACGACGGTTCCGCCGGGCGGGAGTTCGCCGTACCCAAACGAGGCGGGGTCATCGACGACGATGATCGCTTTCGTCCCCACGTCAATCACGGGTTGTGTAAACGGGACGGTGCCGCTCGGCGTCGTTTCCCCGGCCGCATTGACGAACGTCACGGCGTACGTATGGGCGCCGGCATTGGGACCGTTGCCGCCGCCAGCATTCGGGCCGACCGCGGGCGGCGCGGCCGGCGGCGTCAGCGTGCCGGTGACGTTGATCGTGGCGCGTGGGCTGACGAGGGATTCCCCGGAGGCCGTCACGAACGACACCGCGTAATCGTGCACGCCGGGCGTGACGCCCGAGCCCTGAGCGATCGCGAGCGTGGGCGGCGCGGCCGGGCCGATGCCCGGGCCCACGACGGTGCCCGCGCCACCCGGCACTGTGCCCGTGTAGCGGAGCCGTTGCGTTTCACTCACGGCCTGGCCGCCGGCCGGATTGAACATCACCGCATTGGAGATCGGGATGATCGGATCGTTGGCATTCACATCGGCAATGACTTCCTCGGCATAGCCTTTCCCGTACACGCGGGTCCGCACTTGGGACGTGTCGATCGCGACGGCGATCGGCGGCGCGAGGAGGAACGGATGCACGTCGTCGATCGGATCCGGGATCTCCGTCGTCTCGTCCGTGAAGAGATGCAGGACGAGATCGTCCCAGTAGAAGTAGCCGCCGATCAGTTTGGCGAGCTGGCGCAGACAGCCGTCCATCCCCTCGCTCGCGTCGAAGTTGACGGAGACCGGGGGGAGGTTGGGTTGAATGCCGGCGCCGGAATAGCCGGGGGCCCAGTTGGTGAGGAGCCACTGCGCCACGGTCGTCGCCGACGTATTCGTCCACTGGCCGTATGGGAGTTTGCGATTCGCCCGCGGCGTGTCATCGATCGCCTGGCAGGGATACACGGTCTGATGCGGCTGCAGCTCGAAGGACAAGCCGACCGTTTGCAGCGGGCCCGCGAAGAGCGTGCGCGGCTTGTTGGCATTGAGGCGAATCGTCAAGCGTTGGCCGGCCCGGGGCGGCGTGGCCGCATCGATGGTCAGCGCACAGGTATCGGGCGTGTCGTTGATGACGTCGTGGATCGTGACCGACTGGTACCGGACCTTCACGGGCTGATCGTCCAGCCGGAAGATCCCCCAGGCCTCGCGGATGTCGTGCAGCGCGTCGATGTACGCCAGGCGGAACCCGAGGCGCTTGCCGACCAGCGCATAGTGGTCATTCGGCGGCGACGGCATTACGACAGCCTCGATCCCCGCATGACGGACCGCGTGATCTGATCCGCCACGCGCCGAGCGATGTTCGCTTCGGTGTCGACGATGTTGAACGTGTTGTGGACGGTGACGCCCGCGCCATTCGCCGCAATCGATCCGCTCGCGGTCGGCACGAAGAGTTCCGGCCCGCGCTCGCCCACGAGGTACGGCGTGCCGGCGTCGACAGGTCCGCCGGCGGCTCGGGTCGAGAGGCCGCCGATCGGGCCGGAGATGATGCCACCCGCCGCGATGTAGGCCGCTTCCCCGGCGGTGTGCCGGCCGCCGGCCAGGACGGTGCTTGCCACCGAGGCGTACCCGGTCATCTGGCCGAAGAATGCCGGGATCGTCTGGTCGGTGACCAGGGCGGTGAACTGGCCGTGGAGCTCCGCGACGGCGTCCTTATTCCGCTTCAAGGCCTGTGTATGGCCGTCCTCGGCGGCGGTCGACTGCTGGACGGCCGCGACCTCCGCCTCTTGATCCTTGAGAAACTGATCCATCAACAGTTGCTCTTGGTTGTACTGGCTGATGCCCTCTTGTTTTTTCTGGTGCAGCGCATCGAGCGCAATCTGGAGTTTCGTCTGGGCGGTTTCGACCTTGACCGTGCCGTCGACATTGCGCCCATACGCCGCTTCGAGTTTCCCCTGCGCCTCGAGCTCGGCGATGACCTGCTCGTTGACCACCCCGGCGTGCTTCTGCTCGAGCGCCATCATCTGATTCGCGATCGTCGTGCGGCGGGTCGCGAGGTCCTCGATGATCTTCATCCGATCTTTTTCGGAGGTGATCTGGTCGTAGACGGCCTTCGCGGTCGCCTCCTCCGCGGCGATCAACAGATTCAGTTGGGCAATCTGGCCGTCGAAGCTGTAGGCCTTCAGGTTCGCCTGCGTGATCGCTTCCAGTTGCCGGATCCGTTTGGCGTACTGGTCGAGCGCGATTTTGTCGGCCTCCTCCTGGGCATGGACCAGATCGTCGGTCGCCTTCTTGGCGGCCTCGAGGCCTTTCTTGTAGGCCTCGAGCTGCGTGACGCTGACGCCGATGCGGGCGGCATTCTGCGCGTTCAGTTGCCCCATCGCGTCGAGCTGCGCGAGGTAGGTTTTCTGATAGTCGAGGAGCGGCGCGACGGCGTTGGCTTCCATCGCCCCCATGAATTGCGCGGCCTGGCCGCGGGCATCGAGCGCCACCTTGACCTCGCCGTGCGCCTTCGCGGCGTCTGTCGCGGCCTTGGCCGAGGCCTCCGTTTTCTTGTTGGTCTCGTCGAGCAGTTTCGTGAGATTGCCCGAGAGGCCGGTCATGTCCTTGAACGTCGCGACGAACAGATCCCACTTGCTCGCGCCGTCATTCGTCGCTTTGTTCAGGACGTTGAACCCCTGCGCGAGCTTGCCCAGGCCTTCCGTCACGAAGGCATCGATCGACGTCTGCGTGCGTTTGATCGCATCCCCGTATTCGGCCATCGCGGCCACGGATTCCTGGCTCGTGATCTTGTTCAGTCGCTTCGCATCGTCCACGGCCTTGTCGACGCCGGTCGAAAACGCCGCCATCGAGGCGCCGAGCTTCCCGCCGTAGAGATCCGCCGCCGCGGCGTCGCGGATGCCGCCGGTCAACTGGCCGAGCGCCCGCTCCGTCGTGAGGAACAGGTCGGAGGCGTTCTTGTCCTTGAGGTCGTCGATCTTGATGCCCATCGCCGCGTACGCCGACACGACGCTCGCATCGCCGCCGGCGATCCGGTTCTGCAGACTGAACAGCGCCCGCCCGAGCTCCTCGCTCGAGACGCCATAGGATGCGGTCGCCGCCGTCAGGATCTGCAGGTCCTCGACGTTGATGTGGGTTTGCGCGCTGAGCGTATTGAGCGCGCTCGCGCCCTCGACCAGCTTGCCGATGTACTGGACGATCGCGTTGACGCTGAACGCGGCCGCGGCCGCCGAGGCCCAGCTCGTGAGCGTGGATTCCCAACTGCTCGTGTTGGTCTGGGCCTCCTTCGCCGCCGTGGCCGTGGCCTTGGTGGCGTCGGCGAGTTTCTGCATTTCCGGCGGGACCGTTTCCCCGATCGCCTGGTACTTCGCGATCGCTTCCTGCAGCGTGGCGTTGAGTTTGATCTGTTCGTTCGTCGTGAGGGCGGTGACGCCATGCACCTTGTCGATCGCGATCACGAGCTCGTTGGCCTGCTGGATGATCTGGCGGCCCGAGAACTTGTCCACCATGTCATTCAGTTTTTTCCCGACCGTGTCGGCGCCTTTCCCGAAGTCCGCGAGCGCCACGTCCGCGGCGTTGATGGCCGACAGGAACGTGGAGAATTCCGCGACGAAATTCGCGTTGACACCCATCGGCTACTCCTCCCCGCCGGCATTCATCGCGGCGGCCTGGCGGTCCTGTTGCTCGGTGAGCCAGCGCACGAGCTCCGCGTGGTGCCGCGTCGTCAAGGCGTGCACCTGGGGCAAGGTCCAGTGCATTAGCTGACAGATGGCGAAATCGGACTGGAGACGTTCGCGCCATCCGGGTCGTTTTTTTCCGCCTCCTGCGCGGCGGTGACGGCGGCCTCGTGCACCTCGAGCGCATCGCGGATCGCTTTCGCGAACCGCGTCTTGAGGTTGTCGAAGGCCGCCGCGCTCACGGCCACGGGTTTTCCCTTCGGATCGACCACGGACCAGCCGACGATGTAGGCGCCCATGCGGGCCCGCCCGATGAGCATCGGGTCGAGCGTCAGCCCCTCACCCGGGGCGACTTGGCGGCGCATGGCGGCGTACATCGCCTGCTCCTCGCCATACGTGAGCTCCACCTTGACATCGATCCAGTGCCCGCCCGGCAGCGCCAGGCGCGTCACATCCGGCACGACGAACGCGTTGATCATCTCGGTCCTCCCCTGGCGACCGCGGCTCCGAGTCGGGCCGTGAACGCCTGATCGCGATACTGCAGGATGTCGAGCACCGGCCAGTGCCACTCACCGCGCTGCAGCGTCACGATGAACGTGAGGGGCGTCTGCGCCAGCTTGTAGTCGTCGCCGTGGCGGATGTGGGCGCGCACGATGGTCTGGAGCTGTGCATCGCGTTCGACGACATAGCCTTCGACGTCGGCGGCGATCGCGTACGGCCCGAGTTGGATGCGGCCGCAGATCCCACTCGCGAGCACGCCGACGCGTGGCGGCACCTTTCGGCGCGGCATCGGCACGGCGTGGCTCCGTTACGGGGTCGGCGGTTCGCGGGTCCAGCCGGCCGCCGCGACGAATGTGCCGGCCAGGGAGATCGCGCCCGTCGCCTTGACGTCGATCGAGGCGTCGAGCCAGCCGAGGCCCTTCCACATCATGGTCGGGAGGAGCGTGCTCGGGACGAGCTCGAGGAGCACGGCGACTTCGCCGAGCGCGGCGTCGAAGATCGCCAGGTCGTCGGAGTCGTACCAGCCGCCCATGGTCCCCTTCAGATCAGGGAGCCCCTGCACGTATACGAGGTTTGGGTCGCCGAAACTCGTGACGTCGGCCTTATTACGGGCCATGTTGAGCGTCCACGAATTCATCGACGCGAGCGGGACCGGCACGGCGGCCGTCGGCGGCGTCGGTGGCGCCGGGTCCATCAGGATCTGCCCCTTGCTGCCATACATGCGGTTCATCGGTTATCCCCTTCCCTCTTGTGGTTAGCCGTTGGTCGTCGGAACGACCTCGAGTTCGTACGTGCCGCCTTCGTGTTGCCAGTGCTCGGCCGGGTTCACATCCGGCTCGCTGTAGCGGCGATAGCTGACGCGTTGCGCCCGAATCACCTTGTAGCCGGTCGGCGCCAGCATCGTGTCGGCGTTCTGCAGCAGATGATCGATCTGCGTGCAGGCCTTGCGCGCATCGCTCGCGCTGTTGCTGAAGATGACGGCCTTGACGAAATACTCGAACCGCTCGAACGCCTTGAACCCCTCGAACATGTACGTATCTTCGTGATCCGAGATCGACACGATCGCGAAGCGTTTCGATCCCTGCGGCGCCGCATCGAAGTACACGCCGTCCGGCAGCAGGCCGTGCAGGGTCGCATCGTTCTGCAGGAGGCCGAGCACCGCACTGTCGACGGCGCCGCTGTCCATCTCAGGTCTCCGTTACCATGAAGCCCGCCGACTGCACGAGCGCGACGAGCGCGGCTTTCATCAGCACCCGATGCCGTTTCGCGATCGACACCAGGCCTTGATCCTTGTGCGCCGGTTCCGATCCCCGGTTCCACCCTTGTTTCGTGACACGGTTCTCGGTCCCGTATTCCCACCAGACGGCCTGCGGCGTCCGACTCTCCACCACGAACCGCGCCTGATACTGGTGACTGCGATCCGTGACGACGACGCCGTCGCGCATGGGCCCGGTCGGATAGACCGTCTTGACCTCGCTCGCCGTATCCGCGGCCGCCGTCGCGACGATCGCGATCGCGTCGTTGGTCAGTTCATCGGGCATGTCGCGCAGCGCCTTCCGCAGCTCGTCGAGGCCATCGAGGAACAGGTTGACGCTGCTCATGCGGCCCCCACCACGCTCGGGACGCTCGACCCGGCGGCGCCCCCGCTCACGCGTTCCTCGCAGACGATTTCGAGTTGAATGTTCCGCTCCTCCACGTTGCGCACCGCCTGGATCGCGAACGTCCGGCCGGCGAACGTCACGCGGGTTTGCGTCGTCACGCCGGGCACGTACGGCACGACGACGAGGTACGGCAGGAGCGCCGTCACGGTCCCGGCGACGACCCGCCGCAGATCCGCGGCCGAGGCCGGCGTGACGCTGCCCCACGCCGTCGCGACGAGCACCCAGCCCTCGATGTACCCGCCATCCCCATCCGGTACCGAGCCGCCGGGATTCTCGAGGGTGACCTCGTGGCGGCGTTGCCCGGCCGGGACCCAGGCATGGGCGGCAGCGGCCGGACTCATGCGATCCCCGGGTCGTGATACGCGCGCAGGAGCTCGCGCACGGTCACCGATAGATCGCCGGGTTCGCTCGGCCGCGGCGGGTTCTCCGTGTCATCGCCGCGGAACCGATAGAGCTCGCCGGTCTGCACCAGAATCGCGGCCACGACGACCGGCGGCACCGCGCCTGCGGACCACGTATCGACGATGGCTTTCGATCGCGGCGTCGTACTGCACCAGCCGAGGATGTGCGCTTCCGCCTGGTCGGCAAGACTCTGCAGATCGGTATCCTCCGCGGTCGTCGTGATCCGCAGGCGCGCCTTGACCTGATCGAGCGTCACGAAGGTCGTCACGTATGCCGCCTGGTGTCGTCGTAGACCTGCTGCCAGTCTTTCCCTTTCGGGCCTGGCGGGCCTGGCGGGCCGTCCTTGCCGTCGCGGCCGTCCTTGCCGCGCTTAACCTTGAGCGTCCAGGCCTTCGAGCCGTCGCCCGGCTCGTAGGCGCGGCCCTCGAGCCAGATGCCGCGGTAGATGTCGACGGCAAAGGCGGCCGTGCCGATCTCCTTGACGACGTCGCCGCGGATCGCCGTGATCGTGAACGAGCGATCATCGCGTTGCGTCACGCCGAGATCGTCGAAGCCGAGGCCGTCGACGCCGTCCCGGCCGGCGGGACCCGGCGGCCCGGGCACGGGCGCCCGCGTCTCGAGGACGGCCAGGCGCTCGCGCATGGCGCCGATCTCGGTGACGGCGCCGGCCAGGTGGCGGATCTGCGCATCGGTCACGGTCACCTGCGCCGCGAGCTCGCCCACGGCCCGCTGCACGAAGGCCCGCACGACCGGCGCGATCCCCTCGACGATGGCGGTGAGTTCGTCCTCGGTCATGCGGCCACGTCCAGGGCTTTGCTCAGGAGATGCTGGATACTCGCCGCCACCTGGCCGGCCGGCACGGCTGGCGCGGCCATCGGCGCCGGCCGGGGTTTCGCAAACGGATCATTGGCGTCGCGCTGCGCGAGCGCCTCGAGGCTGAACATCTGCTGCTGCATGTACGGCGTGTCGCCGCCCTTCACGCGTCCGAGGCCGAAATACTTCCGGCGCGCTTCATCGGGCGACATGCCGCCGCCGCCGATGCCGTCTTTCGCCGCGGCCGTTTTCGTCGACGTGTCCATCCAGATCAGATCGTCAATATCGAATTCCGTCCCGTACTGCGTGCCGTCCGCGAGCGGATCGAGAATGCCGAGCCCCTCGTCGAGGCTCGTCTCGAGGTTCGTCATCAGCGACTGCAGACATTGCGCGAGGTACTGCTGCAGGAGCGGCTCGACGTTCGCGTACGGCGGCGGCGGGCCCACGCCAATCATGTACGGCTGGACGTGATAGCAACTGCAGACCGTTTCCGCCGTCCACTTCAGTTGCTCGATGAGCTGCGCATCGACGGCGTTCATCGTGAGCGGCGTGAACTTGATGTCGGCCGTGATGACGGCGACCTTCCCGGCATTCGCCGGGCCGTTGAAGGTCTCCCAGTCCGTCTTGGCCTGGGCGAGCTGCTCGGGTGACATGCCGGCCGGGGCCACGAGGAGGCCGCTTGGCCGGCTGCCGTTGGTGAAGAACTGGCCGGAGGCCTGCTGGATCGCGAGTCCCTGCGCCGCGGCCAGGCCGCACGCGAAGATCGGCGACACGCCGACCAGCGGGTGGAACAGGCAGACCATCGTGTCGTGAATGAGTTCCTTCGCCGGCAGGATGACGGAGTCCTGCGTGAGCCCGGCGAGCTCACCCGAGAGATCATCGCGGCGGAGCTCGTAGTAGATGCCGCCATCCGGGGCGACGAGCGGCTTGACGCGATTGGGATCGAGGACATAGAGCGCGACGACGACGCCGCGAGCATCGCGTTGCTTCAGGACGAACGTATTCCCCCAGATCAGTTTCGAGGTGATCCACTGTTCGACGAACTTGTTGATCGTCTGATAGCGGTTCGGCTTGCGCAGCACCGGCGAGAAGGCCGGCGATTCGGTCGGCTCCCAGATGTCCTCGTCCGTCCGCTCGACGAGCTGCAGACAGAGCTTGCCGATATCGGAGGCGATGAGCGTGACGCAGGAGAACACCGCGGAGTATGCCAGGGCGAGATCGCGCCGGCCCTCGACGTTGGCCTGCCACGCCCCGGTGTAGGGCTCGCGCACGACTAGCGGGAACCAGCCGCCGCGGGTGCTATCGAGGCCGTTCGGCGCCGTGAGCGGTGGCGCGGCCTTCGCGGTGAGCTCCAGGGATCGGCCGAACCACTCCAAGCGGACCGTCGGCATCAGGCGCCTGGCGTACTGTTGCCACTCCGCGCCGCCTCCGTGAACGTGAACGACAGCACGTTCGAGAGGTTGCCATCGCTGGCGCGCACCTGCACCGGCACGACGGCCGGCGCCTGCCAGACGGCCATGTTCACGCCGGTCGTGAGCTCCGTGTCCGAGACGACGGTCGTCGGTTCGTCGTAGCCGTTCCAGACGATGACGCTCTCGGACGTGAACCCGCTCCCCATGACGTGGACAGTGAAATCCGGCGACCCGAGCGCCACCGTCGACGGCGTGAGGTCCGTGAGCGTCGGCGGCGTGATCGGCCCGTCGACCCAGCCCTCAATCGAGACGAACCCGATCCCGCGCAGCGTTTCCGCGAGCGCCCGATCCGTCACGGCATACGTCTCGCCTTCGGCGTGCGCCTGGTCGTGTTCGGTGTGATACGTCCGCGCCGTCACGTTGATCGCGTCACCGGCCATGCTTGGATCCTTTCGGGACACGTGGCGGCTCGCTCTCCGGCGGCCTGACGATGGTGGCGAACCCCGCGACCTCGAGCGCCAGCACATGCTCGGGCGCCACGAGAATCGTGTCACCTGGCTGCGGGTACTGGCCGTCCCAGTACCCGCCGCGCTGCACGATCATCGGAATGGGCGACTCGTCCATGTCTACGCGCCGTAGGTCGCCACGGTGTACTGGACGACGCCCGCCCGCGCTTTCTTCCAGTTGATGAACCGCTCGGCGCGCAACCCGACGAAGTTGTTTTGCCAGAGGGAGGTCATCACTGTCGTCGCCAGGACGGGATTGTCCGGCGCCGAGTCCATCTGCAGCGACGCTTCGCGGCTGACGTCGATCGTCACGCCGCCATCGTCGGCATACAGCACCGCCTTCGGCTGCACCAGGGCGACGGTCGTGCCGGCGGCCTGGGAGACCACGGCCTTGTAGCCCATGATCGTCCCGCCATCCTGGCCGATCCCCGGGAACAGCGGCTGGCCGAGCGGATTGAGCGCGTTGGTGAGCGCGAGCGCGTTTGTCTCGGACAGGATCAGCACCGCGCCCGCGGTGGAAATGCCCGCCGCGGTCATCGCGGCCGCGAGCGCCTGGATGTCCGTCCGCGCATTGGCCGGCGAGGTGCCGGCGGTCGTGATCGGCGTTACGCCGTTGGTCACCGAGCCCGGTGACACGCCCGCGACGGCGGCCTTCGTCGGGTCGATAAATTCGGTATCGAGGAAGGCGCTGATTCCGGCGACCATGTCGCGGCGGATCACATCTTCGGCCGAGGGCGTGGACGTCCGCGCCAGCTCCTCGGTGATGACGATGATGCCGGCCGCCTTCGTGATCGCGAGCGTGATCGTGCCGAACTGCAGCTTGCCCACCGGTTTCGGCGCGCCCTGGCCGACCCACTGGTACGTGCCGCCGCCGGTCTGCGAGGCGACCGACACATTGAACGGCACTTTGAAGAACGTATCGACCTTGCCGAGGATCGTCGCCGGCCGCAGGAGCGCCAGAAATTCGCTCGTGAGCGGCGTCAGGGGCGCGAGCGGACCGGCCCACGTGGCATCGGTGGTCGTGCCGGCGGCCACGGCGGCCTTGAGCGCGAGCTCCACTTCGGGTGTGGAGTCGTGCCAGCGCCGGGCATACTCGATCGCGTCGGCGTTCGATCCGCGGCCCATCGCCTTGGCCTGGCAATAGCGGATAAACGCCGTCGCCGGCGCGAGGTTGCTCTTGACCGAGATGATCGGCACCCCGCCGCGCTCGCGGCTGGCGTCGTCAGGATTCGCGGCCGTGATCGGCGTCGCCTTGGCGATGGAGACTTTCTCGAGGTCGTGCATTCGCACGAGATGCGCATCGACGGCCTTGAGCTCGGTGGCGAGGCCGTCGTATTCCTCCGTCTCGGCCTGGTCGAGCGTCGCGCCGGCCTCGGCGGCCTTGGTCATGATCGCCGTCATCCGCGCATGTTTGGCGGCGCGGGTATTCTCGAAGTTCGTGATCTGTTCGGCGAGGGTTTTCTGTTCCATGTGCGGCACGCTCTTTTCGGCGTGCACGATCGGGAGAGGGTCCCTGACGCGGGACGGATGACGGCCAGACGCGGCCAGGGCGAGCGATTTGATGGACTGAATGGTCGCGCCGGCATTCGCCGGAATCGCGACCAGGGAGAGTTCGAGGATTTCCGATTTCAGAAAGCGGAACCCGCCGGTCTCCTTGTTGAACGCCTCTTCGATGGAGCGGAACCCGATGGAGACGCCGGCCAGGAGCCCGGCCTTGATGCTCTGCCAGGCTTCCTCGATGCGATCCCGCAGCGGCCCGGCGTCGGCGAGCGTGGGCAGACTCGCCGTGAATTCGAGGCCGTCCGCGGTCGGTTTCTTGAACGTGACCGTGCCGACCGGCTTTTTCGTGTCGTGGTACAGCAGCAGCGGGAGGGGGTTTTTGTAGGTGATACCGAGCGGCTCGACGACGTCGCCCATGCGATCGGGTTCCGGCGTCGTAGCGATGCCCGCGATCGTCCGTTGATGGGTATCAACGGCCTTGATCGTCAGGAGCGCATACGCACGCGTCAAGGGCACGCGCCCTAGCCTACGGCCGGGTTAGCGTTTCACTCGCGTAAAAGGCCTGCGCTCGTTGAAATCCGCCACGTATTCGTTGACGGCCTCGCGGATCACCCCGGCGACGCCGGTCTGGCTCACGCTCGCGACCCGTCGGAGCTCGAGGCGTTGCGCGGGTGTCACGTTCACGTAGATCCGCTGTGAGGCCGGGACGTCGAACAACGGTTTACGCCCGGTCCGTTTCTGAGTCATGGCGGTTCCCTTTCACCCGAATATGACCATGTGATAGCTCGGCGGCCGCACCACGGGTTGCCCGATGCGGCGCGCATTCGCCATCACCAACGCGCTCGGCCCGTCGATCTTGTCCTTCGCCACCTCCTTGTCGAGGCGGACTTGCTTGAACCGGCCCGGCCGCAAGACGGCATTGTCCATCTGCCAGGTCATCACCAGATTGTCACCGTGCACGATCGCCCCCTCGACGATGAGTTTTTGCACCGAACGGATCGATTCGTTGAGCGCGTAGCCTTGCGGCGTATCGATCACCGTGAGCCCTGCGCCTTGCAAATGGAGCGCGAGCTGGTGCGCGAATCGCTTGTCATAGGCAATCTCGCGGATCCCGTCACGCCGCGCGTCCTCGAGCACCGTCTCCTCGATGAGGTCGTCGTCCGTCGTGTCGCCCTCGGTCACCGTCAAGAGGCCCGCGCGTTCCCATTCCTGGTAGGGGCGGTCGGGATATTTCGTCAGCGCCGCCCGCGGCAGCCAGAAGCGCATCTGCAGCACCTGGCGCTCGTCGCAATCCCAGAGCCGCGCCCATGCCGCGAAATCATCGGTCTGCCCCAGGTCGAGCCCGCCATAGCAGGGCACGCCCACGAGCTCGTCGGCGCTCGGCATCGGCAACCGCCCGGCCTCGCGCCATCGCGCCATGTTCCAGGCCGGGGTGTGCGCCTGGGTCCAGACGCAGAAATTCAGGCGCAGCACCATGTTCTCTTCGGAGGCGATGTTGCGCGCGTTCTCCACCTGGCGGTCGAGATACTCCTGCTGAATGATGATCCCGAGGTTCGGGTTGGCCTTGATGTGACACGTCTTGTCGGTCAGCGGATCGTCGTGTTCATCGAGCGCGCAGACATAGGCGAAGAGGCGCTGATCCTCCACGATCCCCTCGAGCATTTTGCGCGCGTGCTCGTGATGCTGCCAGCAAATCGACGTCCGATCGAACCCGCTGTTGGTGATCCCGAGCGCGAGGGGTTGCTTGCGCCGCTTCATCCCGGCGCGCATCTTGTTGACCACGACCGCATCGGCGTATTCGTGTTCCTCGTCGAAAATCACGATGTGCGGGCGCGGCCCGGACTTGCCGCGTTTGTCTTTCGACATCGGCCGAAACCACGAATACGTGGCGGCGTAACTGAGGTTGTCGGCGCTCCGATAAATCAACGCGGCCAGGTCCGGCGAGGCCTCGACCATGCGATCCGCGTCACGCCAGCACAACCGCGCTTGCTCGATGCCCGTCGCCACCGAGTAAATCTCGGCCGCTTGCTCGCCGTCCATCGTCAGCCCGTACAGCCCGATCCCCGCCGCGAGCGGGGTCTTTGCATTGCCCTTGCCTTCTTCGACGTACGCCTCGCGATACCGCCGGTAGCCGTCGTGCCATTTCCAGCCGAAGATCGATCCGACGATAAACGTATTCGCCGGCGTGAGCGTGAAGGGGACGGGCGCGCCGTCGGGGTCCAGCGTGTCGGGCAAGCGCAACACGCCCTCGAAGAATTCGATGATGTGGTCGGCCGCGGCCTCGTAAAACGTGAGCCCGAGCGGATGGCCGGCCTTCCTCGCCGCGGCGTGCCGATCGCGCAGATGGCGCGCGCACGCCAGACGCACGAGCGGACCGGCGACGAGGCGGCCGTCGTCAACGTCAGCCGCATAGCGATCCACACGATGCGTGAACTTCATTTGTCGAGCAACCGGACCAGTTTCTCCATCAGTGCACCTTATCGGGACGCCGCAGGGTGGCACCCCGCTCCTGTAGTTCAACCAGCTTCGATCGTGGTGTCTCAACCACTTGACCCCGCTCCGATGCCGACGGCGCCCGTTGCCCTGTCCACCCGAGGCGCGCGCGCCCGATAGCCGTTAACCCGAGCGCGCTGGCCAGGTGCGTCTTTTTCTCGATCCAGCCGCGTGCCTGCGTGTCGAGCAACCGCACGAGCTTCTCGTCGATCGCGCGTTTTCGGAGCTCGAGACGCAAGCGTCGACCCCGTTCCTCGACGTGCACGCACGCCCGGCAATAGTCGGCGAGTGTTTCCACGTCGGCCTCGGTCAGTATCCGCGCGCCGGCCAGCAACGGCGCGAATTGATCCCAATACCGCCGCTCGGCCTTGACCAGTTCGGCCGGCGCCCGAAGCGACGCACGAGCCGCGAACGCGGTCTCCACCTCGCGATCCCGATGCGCGGGACGCGTTTTGGAATTCTGCAAGGTGCGCACGGCGTCAGGCTTCGGCGGTCGGCCTCTCATCAGGAGTCTCCTGTTTTGTTCTCGCCCAATTTCGGCCCGGTCCGAGGTTGCCTCACCGAGGGGTTTCC